TTGGGGCGATGTGATCGCCCGCACCTTCAAGACGAAAGGATAAGCGCCCATGACCACGCTCAATGAAGGCAAACACGCAGGCGGCTTCCTCGTCTGGGAAGTGCTGCGCGATTACACCCGCGAAACCGTCACCATCGTCTCGGGCGCGGGAAAGCTCGAACCTGGCACGGTGCTCGGCAAAATCACCACGGGCGGGAAATACACCGTGCTGACCCCGGGCGCCTCGAATGGCAGCCAGAATGCCGCCGGCATTCTCTGGGCCGGCGTTGATGCGACCGAAGCCGATGCACCCGGCGTCGTGATCTTGCGCGGCCCCGCCATCGTCAACCGCCACGAGATCATCTGGCCCGAAGGCGCGACCGAAGCCCAGATCACCACCGCCACCACGGCCTTGGCCGCGCTCGGCATCATTCTGCGTTAAGCCTGAGAGAGAAAGGACATCCCCATGGCGACCATGGACATCTTCGAAGGCGACGCCTTCAGCATCATCGAGCTCACCCGGGCTCTGGAAAACATCCCCTTCAAACCGGCTATCCTGTCAGGTGCGGGCCTGTTTAGCTCGCGCGGCGTGCGCCAACGCACCGTGATGATCGAAAGCCGCGATGGCACGCTGTCGCTGATCCCGTTCTCGGAACGCGGCTCGGCCTATGAACAACAGGTGCCCGAGCGGCGCGACATGCGCGCCTTTGTCTGCCGCCAGTTCAAGAAGCAGGATGTGCTCTGGGCCTCCGAGATCCAAGCTATCCGCGACTTCGGCTCAGAAACCGCCACCCAGCAGGTGCAGACCGAAGTCGCCCGCAAGATGGGACGGCTGCGCAACGACGCCGAGGCGACGTTCGAGTTCCACCTCTTCAACGGCATCCAGGGCGTGGTGAAGGACCCCAAGGACGGGGCCACGGTCATCAACTACTACACCGAGTTCGGCATCACGCCTGCGGCTGAGGTTGATTTCGATCTCGACAACGCGACCCCGGCATCCGGCGCGCTCAGGAAGCGCTGCCAGGCGATGATCGAGAGCGTCGAGGACAGCCTTGGTGGGCTGGCCGCTGGGCAGGTCCAGCTGCGCGCCGAATGCGGCTCGGCCTTCTTTGCCGATCTCGTGGCCCACAAGGAGGTGCGCGAGACCTATCTGAACACCGCCGCGGCGGCAGATCTGCGCGGCCGCGTGGGCGAAGAGGTCAGCTTTGGCGGCATCACCTTCCGTCGCTATCGGGGCGGGCTTGGCTTCGGCGTGCCGACTGACAAGGCATATTTCTATCCCGAAGGCGTCGAGGGGCTGTTTGAGATCTACTACGCCCCCGCCGACACGTTTGAGACGGTCAACACACTGGGTCTGCCGCTCTATGCGCGCATGATCCCCGACCGCGACCGGGACGAATGGGTGCGCCTCGAGATCGAGAGCAACCCGCTGCCAATCTGTACCCGGCCGCAGGTTCTGCGCTTGGCCAAGCGGACCTAATGAGCGCCCTCGCAGACGCGCTTGGGGTGCTGTTCCTAGATGCCAATCTCTCGGTCGAGATTTGGCATCGGGACAGCGAGGGGCAGTTCACGCGTGCGCGTGGCATTCTGCGCCGACCCGACGAAATCACCGAGTTCGGGGCGGCGCGCCTCCTGTCTGACACCACCCGGATCGATGTCCGGGTGGCGGATATTCCGGACCCACGCCCTCAGGAGCAAATCCTGATCGGGGATGAAACCTTTCTGATCCAGGGCGAACCGCGGCGTGACCGCGAGCGGCTGATCTGGACGATAGAACTGACCCCCGCATGAAGCTTGACCTCGACATCACACCCGACCTCGTCGCCGTGATGGCGGCAGAGATCAAGGCCGGCGAAAAGGCCGTCAGTGCGGCGATGCGGGAAGCTGGCACCGACCTGAAATCCGCCTGGCGTGGGCAGATCGCTCAGGCGGGGCTTGGTCGGCGCCTCGCAAATTCGATCCGGAGCCAGACCTACCCAAAGGCTGGTGAAAGCTTGAAGGCCGCCGCTTTGGTCTGGTCGAAGGCGCCGGTCATCGTGGGGGCGCACGACACGGGCCCGCTGATCCGCTCGAAGGACGGGTTTTGGCTGGCCATTCCGACAACTGCGGCCGGCAAAGGCCTTAAAGGCGGCCGCATTACACCGGGCGAGTGGGAACGGCGCCGGGGGTTACGCCTGCGGTTCGTCTTTCGTCGACGCGGCCCGAGCCTCTTGGTGGCTGACGGGCGGTTGAACAGTCGCGGGCTTGGCGTTGCGTCACGGTCCAAGACGGGCCGAGGCAAGTCAACGGTGCCGATTTTTCTGTTGGTGCCGCAGGTGAAGCTGGCGAAACGGCTTGATCTGGCGCGCGATGCTGAACGCGCGCAGGCGGCGGTTCCGGTGCTGATCGTGGCGAATTGGTTGGAGGGCAAGCGTTGAGTTTGCGCGAAATAATCCTCACAGCATTGTACGCACGGGTCTCAGAACTTCCTGCCACCGCCCTGCGCGGTGAGGTATTGCCCGAGCGCGTCCCAGATGCTGGCCTGCTGATCCTGCGCGACGGTGAACCGGGGGAGCCCGAGGTGACGCTATCGCCACTCGCCTATCACTACCAGCACCGCGCCGAAATCGAGGCGGTCGTTCAAGGCCCTGACCGTGATGTCCTATTTGACACGCTGACCGCCAACATCGGCACGGCGCTCAACGCCGACCGAACGCTAGGCGGGCTCTGCGACTGGGTTGAGGCGGAAGCCCCGCAGCCTGTCGATCTGCCTGTCGAGGGCGCGGCAAGCCTGAAGGCAGCGGTTATTCCAGTCGTCTTGCACTATTCCACGGCCGACCCGCTGGCCTGACCCCTACAACACAAGGAGAACACCATGGCACGAGCCCAAGGCGCGCGGGCGCAAATGGCGCTGGCGTTCGAAACGACCTATGGCACGCCGCCGGTGAGCGGCTTCACCAAGATGCCCTTTGCCAGCACGACGCTGGGGGCTGAGCAACCGCTGCAGACCTCGGAACTCTTGGGCTATGGCCGTGACCCTCAGGCGCCCATCAAGGATGCGGTGACAGCGGATGGCGATGTGGTGATCCCGATTGATGCCGAGGCCTTCGGCTTCTGGCTGAAGGCAGCATTTGGCGCGCCCACCACAACGGGTGCCGACGCGCCCTATACGCATGAGTTCCGCTCCGGAAACTGGGCGCTGCCGCCGTTCTCGGTCGAGACCGGCATGCCAGAGGTGCCGCGCTACGCGATGTATTCCGGCTGCATGGTGGACAGCATCAACTGGCAGATGGCGCGCTCTGGGCTGCTGACGGCAACGGCCAGCATCGTGGCGCAGGGCGAGGCCATCGCTACGAGCTCAGCCGCAGGGACGCCCGCCAATATCGCGCTGAAGCGCTTTGGCCATTTCAACGGAGCCATCACGCGGAACGGCGCGAACATAGGTAACGTTGTCTCCGCTGACCTGACCTATGCCAACAACCTCGACCGCATCGAGACGATCCGGGCCGACGGCAAGATCGATGGCGCAGACCCGTCCATTGCGGCCCTGACCGGCAATGTCGTTGTCCGCTTCGCCGATCAGACGCTGGTGCAACAGGCGATCAACGGCGAGGCCTGCGAGCTTGAGTTCTCCTACACGCTAGCAACCGGCGAGAGCCTGACGCTGACAGCCCACGCTGTCTACCTGCCGCGCCCCCGGATCGAGATCTCCGGCCCACAGGGCGTACAGGCGACCTTCGACTGGCAGGCGGCGAGCGACCCGGCGGTGGGCCGGATGTGCACCGTCACGCTCACTAATGACCGCGAGGTGTACTGACCATGCTGCGCTTGAACCTTTCGACTGAGCCCCGCTGGCTTGATCTTGGCCACGGCGTCCGCCTGCTGGTGGAGCCGCTTACTACCGCCATCATGCTCGCCGCAAGGAGCGATCCGTCGATTGTCGCAGCCGCCGCTGGAGCTGAAAGCAGCGCTTCCAACGACGACCTCGCGCGCATCGTCGCAAAGGCTGTGGCCCGTATCGTCGTGAAGGATTGGGAGGGCGTCGGAGACGAAGACGGAAAACCGCTGCCCATCACGCCTGACGGCATCGACGCTCTTCTGGAACTCTGGCCGATTTTCGAGGCGTTCCAGACCAAATACATCGCGGGCGCGCTCATTCTGGAAGCGGAAAAAAACGCCTGACCGCTCTCGCCGACTGGGAGTTCGGCGGGGGCGGTGACTATTGCGCGGTGTGTTCCTCTACGTGCCCGGAATGTCCGCGCAGCCTCCATCAACCTCAGACCCTCGAGGGCTGGCAGGTCTGGGACCTCGTTCAACGCCTCAGCGGACAGGTACGCGTCGCAGGCGGCATGAGCGGCGGCGCTGTGCTCGGCTGGGACATGGGTGCGGCTTTGCAACTCGGCGCAGCCCTAGGGCTCTCGCCCCTCATCATTGCGGAGCTCTTGCCTCCCATCGAGGCGGTGATGGTGCGCAAGATCAACGAACACCTGCAGGCCGGATCGGGCCTGAGCTGACCTCGTTTCCATCGGGAACGAGGTGTGACCCACCAAGGAAATGTTGTGATGGCAGAGAAACGTGTCAGCGTCCGGCTTTCCGCGACCGGTGGCCGCCAGGTGCGTGCAGAACTCGAAGGTGTCGGCGAAGCCGGTTCGCGAGGCTTCGGCCGTCTCAGCCGTGAAATGGACCAGGCCAACGCGCGCATGGCCGCCTTCGCGCGTCGGGCCCGGATTGCCGCGACCGCTGCGGCCACCGCCTTGGCCGGTGCTGTTGTCGCGATGACCCGCTCGACGGTTTCTGCCGCCAACGAAATCAACCAGCTCAGCCAGGTCGCCAATGCGACCCCGGAGGTTTTCCAGCGATGGTCGGCGGCCTCTGCCACGGTGGGGATCGAACAAGAAAAGCTCGCCGATATCCTGAAGGATGTGAACGACCGGGTCGGCGACTTCCTGCAGACGGGCGGCGGTCCTATGGCGGATTTCTTCGAGAACATTGCGCCAAGGGTGGGCGTGACGGCGGATCAGTTCGCCCGGCTTTCGGGGCCGGAAGCCCTGCAACTATACGTCGACAGCCTCGAGCGCGCAGGCGTCAGCCAGCAGGAGATGACCTTCTATCTCGAGGCCATGGCCTCGGATACGACGCGGCTGATCCCTCTGCTGCAAAACGGCGGGGCAGAGATGACCCGGCTCGGGGCACAGGCACAGGCGCTTGGCGCAGTGCTCGACGCAGATGCCATCGCCGCCATGCGCCGGTCGGAACTCGCGCTGGTCAGCATTGGGCAGGTCTTCACCGGCGTGCGCAACCGTATCGCAGTGGCGCTCGCCCCCTCGCTGGAGGCAGTGGCCAATGCGTTTGTCGCCCTTGCGTCCAGCACCAGCCCGATCAGTCGGGCCTTCGACGCGGTGCTGGCCAACCTTGATCGGCTGGCCATCTACGCCGGGACCTTCGCCACCTTCCTCGCCGGACGCTGGGTGGCCGCGATGGCGGTGGCCGCCCTTTCGGTGCGGGGTTTGGCTACGACGCTCGTGGTTCTGAAAGGCGCGCTCATCCGCACCGGCATCGGTGCGCTGATCGTGGGCGCAGGCGAGC